TCACAAGATTTTCGCGGCCTCAAGCAAGTCACCTGTGGCAGTCACATCGTAATCATCGAACACTTCCCGCGTCAAGTGTCCTGTGATCTGCATTCCCACGATTGGAGAAATGCCCTTGCGGACCATGTTGCGAACCGCTGAACGGCGCAGATCGTGAACACTTAGCTTCGGCACTTTTGCCGCAGTGCAAGCGTTCTTCCACGCCGTCCTATAATCGCGGATCGGCTTGCCACTCGCCCAGGTGAAAACGTAATCATCAAATTTTTTTCCCGCAATGCAAGCTTCCACAGCTTCCTTCACGTCTGCGGGCATCGGCACGGTGCGTTCTCTTCCGTTCTTCGTCGCGCCAGCGAACAGCTTGATCCATCCATTGTCTATCTGGATCACCAGTAGGTTCTGAAGTTCGGCCTTCCTGAAGCCCAGCCTGTACGCCACTAGAAGCATCGCGCGAAGGCCGGGATGCGAAATGGCCTTCAGCACATTTTCGAATCCGGTGGCGTCAACGTGTCCCTTGCGGGCTTCTTCAGGAAGCTTCTTCGGGAAGATCGGCACGTCAGACACTTTGCGCGGGCGCTGGTTGTATCCCACGCGGAACATGCGGAGTAGCAGCGCCATTTCCCGGTTCACCGTCGCGTTGCGCGCCTTGGCGGCCCGGCGCTTCGTCAGATATTCGTGCAAGTCTTCCGTGGTGATCAGGGATGCCTTACGATCACCGAACACTGGCTTCAGGTGATTGTCCCAACGTGCCTTGGCTTCAGAAAGCACCTGTTCCGCGCGTTCTTCGCGCCAGGCCCGCGTTTTGTCCGGCAAGTTTTCGCCGATGCGGCTGTGAAGTTCGGCCTTGTATATTTTGAAGTAGGATTCGGCCAGATCATCCATTAATGTGCGGCCCGATTGCTGACTGGGCAAAGTGCCTGCCTGGGATTCGCCGATCCGCTTGGCCAGAAGTCTAAGGGCTTTCGTTTCGCTGTCCGTGCGCGCGTTCTCTGCGCGAAGCTTTCCGGCGACATCGTGGAAACGTATCCAGAAAACTCCATCGGGATGCTTTTTGCTCTTTCGCAGCCACAGACTTCCCGATCCGTACACACGGCGTTGCTGATTACTGCTAGACATATAATACGCTTAGTAATATAGCATAGGATGGCGAATAAAAAGAGAACACCAATTTTCGGCGATGAAAAAGCGAACGCATTGACAGGAAAAGACTTAAACCTTCAAGTAGAAAGAAATTGGATTCATCGAATCGGATGATTGCGTTGATGAACTCACTTGACAACGGCTCTTGCTCTGGTATGTTCGAGTTACGTGACCACGCTGTTTGCCCAGGGTGGCACGTTGCTTCCGGTGGAACCCTCGAACATGGTGCCCTTCAGAAAGGCACTGACGGGGTTTCGCCGGGAGTCTTAATACCGTTACAATACCTAAGCTGCTTCCAGTGAGTCAAGCGAAATGCTTGTCATTGCAAGACCAGCATTCTCATTCTGATACATCTTACGGTGTAGGTAGTACTTCGGGCCTATCGCTTTGCCTGGATTCCAGCGCTATCCTAGGATCAACACCATGAGCGCCACCACGTTCACGTTTGAGTGTTGTTGCTGCCGCAAACAACTGAACCAACTTTTCCGGTGTACGTGCCCGTCCTGTCAGGATCACCGCTGCTTCCAATGCATGGCGTCCCACATCGCAGCGAAAACGTGCGCCTACGGGCGCGCGGACAAACTTAACGTGCGTATTCCTGGTGGCAGCGCAGCGCGCCCGAAAGGACTGCGGGCGCTGTTCGTTGTGATCTTCGCACCCATCGGCGCGCTGGTGATTGGCGTCTTTGTGTTTGGGCTGATCTGCGCGGCGTTAGACGCGCTTCGTTCGCACGGCGTGTGATGCCTTCCATCGCGCTAAAAAAACGGATCAAGGATCACCGACTGGCACCGGAATTTAGTTGGTACTGAGCTTGGAAGAACCACTTGCACCGATAACTGGCTGAACGCCGATTGCTGTGCAATCGGTGGGCTTCGGAAATTCCAACTGTCCCTGGGCGAAGTGACGAAGTATTCCTTCGATCTCCCGCTTTGCTACTCGCGTTTGCCCAGTCTTCACCGCCAAGGAAGTCCACTGCGGACGACCATCCCAAGGAAAAGGCCGCGTCCCTGTGAAGGTATAAACAACACCTTCGGGTTCCGCGACCTTCTCAGCTACAGTTATTCCGTGCTTACTAAGCCACAGCAGCAACTGGTCTAGGTTCATGGGTAGGCGTCGCCTTTGCAAGACCGATGGTGCGATCTTGGACGACAATTGGCTCCATTATTTTTAGCGTCATATTTTCAGGCGACAGTTCATCAGCAAACTCCTCTGGCGCTCTGAAAATTATATGCTCTTCCCAGTAGTTCTTGAGTCCGTATTCAATGTAGGCTTTTATCGCCCACCGGATTTTCTCAGTTGCCTCTTCCTCACTCTCACCGACGGCCACTAAATCAAAGTCCAGCGCATGAGCGACAATGCCATCTTCCTCCCGCGAGTACCGGATCACCGACACGGTTGGAAGCTCAAACTTCTTTCTCTCTGGCTTCGCGGTCATTTTGCTCCTCACAAGCATAGTCTCCCCTGACAAGGGTACCATGCGGGTCAAGTATGCGCTCTTTATAGCACATCTGCAAGTACGGTTGTTCTGGTACGTTCGTCCCAGGAATCAAGTAATACTGGGCTGTTTCATTTAGGCTTCTAGCTGGATCGAACGCGCGATGGCGGCCAGCAAGTTCGTGAATTCCTCAGTGGCTGCCGCGTCCAGATCGGTTCCCCATTTGTCCGAACGTTTTGCAAACATTTCGCCTACGTATCGCTGGGTGAAGTCTGCGGCGTTCAGCGCCTGGCCGTCCAGCATGCAATCAATCACGGCGGAAGTCAGTGGCGCGAAAATCTTCACGTAGTCACCAGGTGTGGCTTTCACGCGCGCGGCTGCGCGGCCCACGGCGTCCCGATACATCGGCCCGAACATCTTGCGCGTTCGTGCGAGTCTGACGCTGCGGCTGTCTGGCGTATCATCGTCTTCACCGTCACTGGCTGAAGCTTTCGCTTGCGCAAGTGCGGCATCACGATTTTGCTGTGCTGCTTCGTTTGCGGCCTTCACCACCGGGTGATCACCGATAGGCGTGACACCAGTGGGCGTGGCAGCCAGCGTGCCGTCATTCAAGCCCTTGGCAACTTGCTTCGATTGAACTGAAGACAGAGAAGCGTCCATCATGTTGTTCGGCATCCAGAAAACTTTGCCCGATCCGTCCGTCACTGGGTTCATGCCTTCTAGTTCGCGGATATCGTCCGTGCAAAAGAATCCCCACTGTTTGCCGGAACCGTAGATCGTGGCGCGGCTGGCTGCGTCTGGGTACATCAACTTTCGCAAATCCAGATGGGCCACGTACTTGTTCGCGCCCTGGCCGATCTTCGGGAAAATCTTGCGCTTCAGTTCTTGTTCCAGATCAACGGCGTGCGGATCAACGCAGTAGAGTTTGAATTCGATGGAAGACTGTTCCACCGTGCTCTTGCCTTGCGAGTCGGACATGATGCCCAACATATGCAAAGGCACGTTGAAGAAGCGCGCGATTTCTGCAATCTGGAAGGAACGTGTTTCAACGTTCTGTGCTTCGTTGGGGTTCGATCCAGTTTTTGTGTACGTGACACCAGGCGGAAGCACGCCCGTCTTGTGCTGGTTTTCACCACCGTGGGATTCAGCCCACGAACGCTTGAGAACTTCCCACTGAACGTCTGACATGTCACCAGGCACACCAAGGATTCCCTGTGGGATTGCACCGTTGCCGAAAAACTTTGCGCCGAACTTTTCCGTGGCCAACGCCAGGCCAATCGCCTGCCGCGCCAGGATCACAACGTCTTGCGCCAGTCTTCCGTCAAGGGAAAGTCCCATCACATGAAGCATGTCCTCAGCAAGAATGATGCGCCGCATCCCGAACTTTTCGGTGGCGTTGTCCTGTTCCATGATCTGCGAATCGCCGATGGTTTCGTACGTTTCGTACACCAGCGTTCCGGTGGGATACTTCGTGCCTTGCATCGTCATGGGTTCGGTGATTCTCACCGGGCGCGTGCGCGCCGGATTTCGTGGCCACAGGCCGATGATCTGGCCGTTTTCATCACGTTCGATTTCCGAATAGTGATTTCCCCACAAAAGCTTGTGGCACATCATGGTTCTGCGCCAGGTGGTGGAAGTCATTTCGATGTTGGGTTCGTGGGCCAGTAGATCGAACAAAGGATGGCCGTACGCGACGGTCTTGGAAGAATTGCCGTCCACCATTTCACGGCGATAGATATTCAAGGGGTGTGATGCAATCGCGTTTGCGATGATCTGAACGCACGCGAAGACGGCGGCCACTTGAATCGCTGTCATTTCTGAAACGCGAAGGCCGCTGTCAGTCCGTCCACCGTTGAAAATGTCCAGCAACCATTCGGCTGGATAAGAAAGCGGTGTCTGCGGGTTTTCTAGAGAACTGCGGCGTTCAAGTTGAAGTCCTACTTTTGCCAGCGCCTTGCTGGCGAAGCTAGTTGCCATGATTGTTACCTCATTTGTCTTTCAGAATGTGACGGCAGTTGTAGTTCCTGGCCTGTCATTTCGTTCACGAATTCGTTAAGTTCGGCGTCTATGTCTTCGGCCATGCGCGCGGCTACTTGCGCTTCCCGCGATGCGCGCTTCCGTTGCTTCCGTTGATTGCGCACACGATCAGCACCAGGCCGCCACGTTTCACCGGGATGCTGGATGAACCACCAGGCTTTGTTCAGTCGTGTGAGAATCTGCCGGACGCCCCACGAAGTCAGATTGAAGTGTTCTGCGATTTGAACGGAGTTGTATCCAACGCGGTAGTAGAAATACACGATGGCCGTGGCTATGGCGGCCACACCGCGTTCGTGCAATTTGATGGACGATTCCAGGTTCCGAACTTGAACTAGAATTTCCTTCAGCTTGTCCTTCGTCGCGCCCGCGAGTGCTTGACGACGGTATTCATTGCACAATTCGATCAGCTTGTTCTTCAAGTCTGGAACGATCAGCTTCGATTTCTCGCAAGCCTCAGTGAACCGCGCGGAAACGGTCTTGTCCGTTTTTCGGTGTGCACTGTGTCCATTTTTGGCGCGCGCAATTACATATTCGCTAATCACCTGGCGCGTTAACTCATCATTGAACACCCACGGTGGTATTGGATTCTTTCTGCCGGGCGTTTGCGTTCTTTTTTCCATGTGCATTCGCGCGCCACCGTCCGATTGATACACGTCCGACACGTCCAGCCCGGTGGTATTAAAAGTTCCATCTGGATTTCGCGTGCTGTGTATGGACTTCCTGGCCTTGGAATCGTGGAACTGCGGCGAGGGTTCGCTGCCGCGCGCTGCGCCGGGCGGGCACTTCGTGACTGTGGGCGTGGTACTCATCGAATCGTCACAAAGATGTGACGGCGTGTTCACGCGCGATTTTCCTCACTGTTCGCCAGGTGCATCCAAGCTGTCTGGCAATCACGTTCCACGGTGTGCCGATGTAAAGCAGTGGAACCATCTGATCGGCCAGGTGATCGTGTCGGATTCTTTCCGCGCATGTGCTCACGCGTGCGCTGTGCTTGTAAACGCCAGCGGATTTCAGCCGTTCTTTCACCGTCGCCCGGTGAAGTCCGAACCGTTGCGCGATATCGCGGATGGCCACACGCTGATTGAACAGTTCCAGAATTTCTTCGGTGGTGACGTTCTTGCGCGCGGGCGTGGTGTCTGTGATCGTGGGAAATCCCATTTGCCGGGCCGTGCGAAGAACTTTCAGAATTATCCAGTTCACCTGGCGCGTGCGCAGTCCCATGTCCAGAGCGATATCGCGCGACGGCCAGCGTAGTCGCCATGCGTGGTACACCACGGCGGCCACTAGCGCGCGGTGTGAACCCGCGCGTTCAATCGCGGCTGTGAAGGCCGGGCCACGCGCATAGAATGCGCGCTTCCGTTCTTTCAAAAAGTCCACGTCTACACGGATGAGAACATCGCGGAAGGATGAATCGTTGAAGGCGAATTCGGGAACCCACTTGCGTGATCGTCCAGTCCGAACGAAAACGCTGAAGCTTCCAACATGGCCGCCGAATAAGTTTGACGGCGAATTTCCCCAGCGCGCCGCGTCAGTAGGATGGACTGCCATAGATCGGCGTCGCATCCAGTTGTTGGGAGTTATTTATTTCTGAAACCACCATCACCAGAAGTTTGTGGCCTTCATCCGGTGAGAGAACTGCTTCGATCAAAAACGTGCGTCCATTCCACCAGACATACATCTGCGCGTTCGGCGTCTGCTCTGGATCACGCGGATCACGAATTACGATCCAGTGCGAAGTCTTGCTGGTGAACTGTCCAGCGGATAAATCATGCGAACCAGTCCAAGCTTCGATGGAAGCCCAGCAAGTTCGGATCACGGACCATCCGGCAGGATTTTGGGACACGCCACCCATAGTGTCCTGGGCACCTGACGGCTGCGCGATTTGAATTCGGTGGCGCAGTGAACCGGGTTCTATGTTTGTTGGCAGACGGCGCATTTAGTTTTTCCTTTCGCGTAACTGCTTCGCGTGATCAGTCACCATGTCAGCCACCGAGTATCCGGCTAGGCGAAGGATTTTCGCGTGGACGCTGGACAGCGAACCCTTGGACAAATCAACCGTGATGTGCTCTGGATTCTTCATGGCGCTATCCGAGTGCTACGGCCAGCGCCACCATTTGTGACAGCGGTGCGGCTGGGCCTGCCGGGCCTTGCGGTCCAGTGGCACCAGTCGCGCCCGCTGGGCCTTGAGGCCCACTGAGCGAATACTCGCCAGTCAAAATCAGTGAACTAAGCGGAAACACCGAAGGATTCGGCTGGCCAGTGATTGCCAGGAAAAGTTCTTTACGATCTGACGCATAGTACAAATCGCCTGGAACTGCGCCGCCACTGTTAACCAGCGCCAGAAGTGATTCATAGGGGAGTGCGTGAAATTGTGCCATCGTCGTTTTCCTTAACCGCGCGTTGGCGCTAAATCTAAAACTCTGTACTTCCACAAAAGCGCGCGGACAGAACGCGGCACAAGTTCTTCGGAGTCTTTCAACACGGGCGTTCTGTTTTCGTACAGATCGGCCACCATGCGGAGAATGGCAATCTGAATTCCTTGTGGAACATCTGCGGGCGTTGGGCCATAGCCAGCGGTGAAGTGAATCTGTACCGCGTTTGGAATGTAGAGAACAGCGGGCCAGAAGCCAGCCGTTGGGCCTTTCGTTGCGATACCAGGAAAAACGCGCGCGGGTTCGCTCACGTTGTCCACGATGTAGTTTCCCCATTCGCCATAAGGCGACGGGCCTTCATTCAGCCAGACGGCTGTGGCTGGCGCGGATTCGTCCGTGATGCCATCCAGTTCGTCAGAAAAGTCAGGCGGCGCAATTCCAGATATCAGCGTGGTGCCCGGTGATCCAACCAAACTTTGAATGTTGCCGTTGTAATCCACTACTTCATCGCCCGCTTCATATTCCGTTTGTGGATACCAAACGGGTGGCTGCGGGATCATGTCTTGGAAAGTTCCGTTCGGCAGTGCTGCCGCGTATGTGATTCGATCCACTGAAATCAGTGGTGGCCGGAACAGCTTGATCATTTGCGAGTAGTTCCACAGCGTGGTGGAATATTTCGGCAGCGCGTAGTAGCTGGGCGGATACGCAAGCTGGGAAAGCATGGTGTCCGTGAAATACGGGAATGCGTCCAGCGTTTGAAGAAAACCTTTTTGGATGAACGAACGGCGCGTGAAATTTTCGCACGCTTCAGTGGCCGCAGAAATCAAGCCCGTGATCAGCGCGTCATCGTCCGTGATATCGTCCACGCGCAGATAATTTTTCGCTTGCGCCAGCGAAACTGGATCACAGCTTGCTGGGAATTCCACACTTAGTCCGGCCATGTTCGTGTACTCCTGTCACTTCCTCAAGCTGTGACGGAGTTTTCGCGGCTGAAAAAGGAAATGGCCCGGTGCTCATAACACCGGGCCACGTTAAGGGTGGACACAATCAATCGTCAGGTCGTGGACGATTAGCTGTGCTGCATTAGGACGTTCAAAGCGCGGCCCGAAGGCACGATGCCGTTGCAGTCCATACGCGCGTGGCTGATAAAGCCAATTTGCCCAGTCGCGGCATACAGTTCGGCCAGACGCTGAACGGAGAAGCCAGAGACTTTCCGAACAAGCATCTTGCTGAAATCACCGAAGGCAACGGTGACGTTGCTGGCGGCAATCTGCGGCATGCTTTGGTTGATAATGTATGGATAACCGTTAATAGTGCTGGCCTCGCCAACGCTGATTCCAGGCACCCACAAAGGACGCCCGAACTTGTCAATGATGCGCTTGATGGCGCTGAGGGTTAGATCGTGGAACATGTACTTCGCACCACGGCGATATGCCGGATCAACGCTGTGTTCCAGGTTCACCAGGTCCGAATAGCCAACGCTGTTCGTTCCAGTTTGCGAACCACCAGTGGACTCCGAAGAACCCGTGGCAATCACAACGCCGTTCGGGTTCGGATTCTCTGCAACGTACGTCAGCAAACCCATAGGTTCACCGGACGTGGAACCTTCACCTTGCGTCAGGAAATATTCCCACGCGCGGCCATAGCGTTCGGCGAATCTGTCAGCCAGCCACTGATCAATGTCAATGCCGCTGTCTTCCAAAAGTTCAACCGAAGCTTTGATCACGCCGGACGTGAACTTGTACGCGCCGAACGTCACCTGGTTTGCGGTCACATCCGATTCGCCGATCACGCCAGCTTCCGAAACCAGAACAGCCGCGTTGCTGGTATCGTCAGACGTTGGGAACGGAAGTGGGTTGCCCGAACTTGTGGGCAACGTGCCAAACTCATTCATCAACGGCGCGAAATATTTCATCGCCTGTTCGATGCGCCCGGCAAAGCCCGTAGGAACGAGATAGCCAAGGCCCGTGTAGGTGCCGATGTGGTTCAGAACGTTTCCTTCGGCAACATCGCGCTGTTCTTGCGTCAGATCAGCGAAACGCAAAGAACGCATTTCGGCTTCCGATACGGCCTTCTCACCGCGCCGCACCCACTTAGAAAATGCAAACGCCCTTTTGTGGCCCAGGTCAGGAATGATTTCTTTCTCAGTGCTCACACGCCGTTCCTCAGTTTCGATTTCCTTCGTCAAACGATCCACGTCAAGCATGGCTTTGTCGAAAGACACTTGGTTGTTGCTGCGCAGCGCATCAAGGGCATGGTTGTGGGCCACGGCGCGCTGTTCCCGAAGTTGCGTAGACATATTTGTTTCACCTGTTAATTCAAAGTCGAACGCGCGCTGCCATCTTGGTAGCTTGCTTCGCTGTGTTTCGGACAGTGATAGGCGGCGCGTTGCCGTCAGTGGATATGTCCAGAAAATCGTTTATGCGCGGGCAACCCCGCTGCCATTCAGCCGAATGTACGGCGAAAATTCTTTAGCCGCGTTTTCCAACCGGGCGCGGGCTTCGATCAGCCAGTTGTCAGCGGGTGGTTCAACGGTGGCCAGTAACCTGGTGCGAGCCTCAACTTGCCAATCCTTTTTTCCTTCGCGCGTTGCGCGCGCGCGCGTCACCCATTCAGGGGTGGCATGAAGTTCTCTTCCGGCTGCGATATCTTTTGCTTCCCACTTTTCCCAGTTCGCCAGCCGCAGTTCTTCTTCGGCTGCATCTTCGGCCTGCATTCGTGTGCGGTCTTCCGCACTGAACCAAGGGCGTGTACTAAACCATTTGTCATCGCGTTTCATCGGCATACCCCTACAAGTTCCAGCTACGTGTGACGGCAAATTTCAGGCCGTTTCAAACTCTTCTGTGGATTCAGCCGCGCGGAAAAATTCTTGTCTGGTGCGCGCGTGCTTTTTCCTGTAGTCCTTCGAATGGGCCATTTCCGCTTCATCGGCTTCTATCGGTGGAAGGACGGTTATGATGAATTTCTCTTGAGGGTCCGTCAGATACCGGATCACTTTCGTTTCGTGCGGGCCAGCCAACTGAATTTCAACTTCAAAGACTTTGGTTCCTGCGTGGCCGTGCCTGGTAAACTTCGGCTGACTTGCGTTCAGCCGCTGAAGGAATGTCACCGCGCGAAAATTGATTTCGTATCGCGCCTTCAACTGTTCAAGTGCGTGTTGGCTGATCCACATGGCGTCACCGATACCTGGGCGTTGGCACCCAGGTCTTCAGCCACAAGAAAAACCACATGCGCTTCAGCCAGTTCGTGGGAACTTTGTCCACGCGTCCGCAATGCTTGACGCCTTTCGGATTTTCTGCGCCGCGCTTTTGTTCCAGTCCACAGCGCACGCATCTGAAGCCCAGGCCGTACTGCGCGCCTGATCGTCCAGTCACGCGGAAGAAACCCGAAGGCATTCCCCACGGATTCGAAAGCTTCGCGTTATCGGCACGGAACTTGCGGACAATGTCGTTGAATTCAGCTTCCAGCGGTGTACGCGGGCCATTGTATTTAATTGTCTCTAGTAACATGTTAGTTATCCTTTCATCCTCTTTTTCAGCCCGGCCAGTTCGGCTGGGGAAAGTCTTTCGATATGCGCGATGGTTCGTTCCCAGGTGGTTTCAGGAAGAAGCGGATCATTCATCAATCGGCCTTCAAACATGTACACTTCGAACGGGTCTTCGTCGCCAGTCAGAAGCCCGGCCTTCACGAAGCAAGTAAGCTTTTGTTCTTCAAGCGTCAGCGCGTCCATTGGCTTCCTTCCGTTTCGCGGCCTCTTGTAGAATCCAGGCCACGGTTCCTTCGCGGGGTTCGTCCGTCTTCGCGGGCGAGACAGGCTTCGCCTTGTCCCGATCCGTGGGACTCAGGCCCAAAGCTTTCAAAATTGTGATCAGACGGTTCTCTGTGGCGTTCAGAACCGGGATAAGCGGGTTCACGCGTACCACTGTCCGCGCGGTGCCGTTGTTATCGCCCACCACGGTGATGACAGTCCACTGTTCACCGATCTGGGCCTTTATGGATGCCCAGCGCGCCGTCAGTTCGGCGGCCACGGCGCACGCGCCATAGTCGCCAGGCGTGGCTGTGCCTCTTGCCTCAAGCTGGGCCACCAGGCGTTTGAATTCGGCCCGCGCTTCTTTGCCAAGATGTTTTGGGAATTTTGGACGGCCAGCACGGATGGGTGAGACTTGCTGCGGCTGCCGATCAGGCCGATAGGTTCCGGCCAGTTCGTGTTCCTCAATGCTTTTTCGCTGCGCCATAAAATCAGCGAAAAGTGTGACGGCTATTTTTCAGCCGAATGGCCCATGAATGGGCCGGAAACCCGGCTGAATACGCGTTGAATACTAAGGACTTACGCGCTTAACATCGCCGAGACATGCGCAGCGCCAGGCGTGCGGTTTCGGGCGTTCAGGCTCTATGAAAAAATCGGGCCGCCATCGGTTTCGGCCAGGATCACACGTGAAGGAATAAGTCTTTTGTTATCAACAAAGCTTTGATCAATCGGGTGTTCTGTTTTGGCGTGTGACTTGTGTGTGGACTATTGGGGTTAGATCGTTGATCCTACGCCGTCAGAATTGCAGCGTTCATATCTACAGCGAATCGTATTGGTTTAGGCGCGAACCCAGCCAATCGGCACCCATCTGTTCAGGCCGTGCAAACGTGAAGTAGTGTGCTTAACCAGCCGGGTTCAATATCTCTGGACTGTGTGACGTGGTTACGCGCGGGTGCTTCTCTGGAATCGCCACTTGTAGCTTGCGGCCATTCAGTTCGCCTGCTTCCATCATGGCGCGTTCTACTAGGTCAAGTATGTGGCGCTTGCTTAGGCTGATTGTTGCCCATGCGCTGAAGTCACCACGCGAAACGCGCACGTTGTCCAGTGGCAGATCAATGCCGCACTTATCGCGCAAGAATTCACACACCTGTTCGTCTGTGGCGTTGGGTTGTAAACGTCGTAGCGTCAGCCATATACCCTGTGGTATCGGTTTGTTGGATAGTGTGACTGGCATGGCTACACGATTTTGTATACTCCGTTTTGACCGTCGTTGTAGAGAATATGGAAGTTCGAATCGGTGATCGTTGCTTCAACTGAGCCAGTGCCAGTTTTGAAGATCAGATCAACGGGACTGGGTGATCCTACGGTTTCGTTCACCACGATCAGCAATTTCGCGTTTTGCGGAAGGATGATCACTTCGTTTTCATCCAGGCCACCAGTGAAAAACAGCACCATGTTCTGAAGGAATGTGTCCAGCGGCAGGTTGAACACACCGCTTCCTTGTTCGATTTCAACGTACGAATTTCCACACAGCGCTTCGTCCAGATCAACGAATGCGGTGTTGGCCGTCGTTTCTTTGTTGTTTTGGGATGCGGCTATCAGTGGGATCAAAAGATTCGGTGTAGTTGACACTGGAAAATTACCTCACACAGTTTGTTGACTGTGTGACGGCGTTGGCGAGCTAGGCTGTGTTTCCAGCTTCAAATCCAGCGTTGGATGATCACCCATACAGTTCGTGGCTGGACAGTGGCTGTCTTGGCCGGGATACTCACCACCAGCCCACTTCGATGCCAGCCGCGCCCGATCATCCGGTGAATTGAACTGAATCACATGGCGTGATCCGTTCTCTTCACAACTGAGCAAAAGAAACGCACCAGTCCCGCGAATTCTCCCAGCCGCTGCGGCCTTCGGGCATTTTTCAGTCGCCAATGCGCGGAAATAGTCCATAAAATTTCACTACGCTGTGACAGGTGCGCGGGCCGTCAAACCTTTTTCCGCATCATCCTGGGCTTCGAAGCAGCCACTTCAATCGTTCCGTCTTCCACCATCAAATCCAGGTACATTTCCACGGAACGTTTTCCGAAGTGTTCCCAGCCTTTCACTTTGTAGTCACCAAGAACATCCTGGTACGTGTACCACTCGCCGCCGTGCCCATCGAAAAATTCCATCACCCTGGCCGCGAAGTGATAGAAACCATTTCGGCAGCACGATAGGTGGTTCGCCTGGCGGATCAGTTCCTGGCGCGCCGATGGCTGAACGGTTGGCGCGTCCAGCGCCATCTGTTCTTTTGGAACAGTTTCTTGGACGGCAGCCATGAAGCTGTACGGATCAACGGGTTCGTCTTCGCCGCTGAAGAACGATTTCTTTTCCGCTTCCTGTATTTGCGCCTTGGCCCGCGTCAGCGTGTCCTGGGCTTGCTGGAACCACTGACTGGGCAGGCGGGTGCTTGTTCCGGCTGCTACCGCGCGGGCGTGAATATCCCGGTACACTTCAACGTTGTGCTCCAACTGCTTCAGGTCAATCGTGGCCGTCGCGTTCATCCTTCTGTCCTTTCCAATCTTCCCTATCAACCCAACTGCCCTATTTACCCTATCCACCCTTTCAGGCCGGAACCCGATAGGGTAGATAGGTACAATAGGTTAATTATGGTATTAAGGGTGGATCAGTACACCACCCTACCGTCCACTTCACCCACTATCGGGATGACTGGCTGTGCCGGAAGCATCCAGTAATACACACCGCCGCGCCATTCACCTTCCAACTTCAATTCCTTGGCCGCGCCCGTCAGCGTCCATTTCTTGTGGCCAGCGGCCAACCCGGCGTCAAATACCTCATCGCGGGGCTTGGCGCCATCGGCCAGGGCAGTCTTGAAGTACTTCTTCGCCGCTTCCATCTTCTTAGGTTCCGGCCCTGGCTTCCCACTGTGCTGGCCCATCTGTTCTTCCAGCGTGGTTTCGCATTCAGCACCCCACTCGATTCTGCCGATGGATTCATCCTTGCCTTCAATCGGAACAGACACGCTAGTGATCCTGAATTCCAAAGCCTTCTTTTTATCGTCAGCCACCAGATTTCCTTTACCGGACACCATGATGTGCGCTGGCGGCGTAGTGTCACCTTCTTCTTTTTCCTTCTTCGCAAAGAACCACACCGAACGTGGGACTTGAACCCACGTCGCCGCACCACCCACGCGGTACAGCGCGGACACTTCAACATTTTTCGCCAGGTGCATCACCAGCAAGATGCCGATATTCCACTTACGCGCAAACTTCAGAAGCTTCTGAAGGAATGGGCGAACTTCCCGTGGCCGATCTGGATTGACAATGCCCAGGTAAGCAGTCACGGGATCAACGCGAAGCTGGCGCACATCTGGATGTTCCTTCAGAAAACAGCCCACCATGTCCAGATCGGTGTCCAGGGCAATCGCCATTTCTGAATCCGTCTGGCCATCCACCACGGTGCCGATCAGAAAATGAACCTTGCTAGAATCACCATCCGCTGCCACCAGCCGTGGCTTCAGGGTTTCATTGATATCGTCTTCGCTGGCGAGCACTGCCACTTCACACGGCCCACCAAGTTCGTTTCCGCTGAACGGAAAGTTTGCGCCAGTGGATAGCCTGGCATCCACATCCGTCGCCGCCGTGCTTTTTCCCATGTCCGGCATTCCAGCGAAGACAGTCACAGTTCCAAGCGGGATGTGATCACGCCACAGCCACTTTGTCAGTTTCATTTCTACGTCAGCGGCCAGAACCGAAACGATCCGCCGTTCGTTGGCCGTCTTCATCACGGCGCGAACGCACAGGAAGAAGCTTTCCATGAAGTCTTCGTGAATCTTGGCTTCCTCCCAGTTCTCAGACTTCACCAAGTCCGCATCCCAGCCAGGCTTCCGAAGCATTTCTTTAACAGCGGGATTTTCCCAGCCGAACAGCTTGCCTTCCGCCACGGCCAGGTGAAGCGCGCTGGGGTCTTTCGCGTGTTGCGAAGTGTGTGCGGCCAGATTCAGGGGCTTCACTATTTTTCCTGGGAAGGCTGCGCGTACATCTTCCACAAACTTCTTCCCCACGTCCGGCGCGCCGGGTTTCGATGGTGGTTCCTGAATAACAAAGATCACTTCGGCATACTTGAGCGCCGGAAGCTTGGCCCATTCCGCGCGCCAGCATTTCACGCCAGGCACACCCAACGCTGGAACCTTGTGGAACGTCAAAGTTTGCTGATCGGACTCGCCTTCACAGAGCACCACGGCGCGTGGCCACTTTTCATCCTTGTCCGGCCTGATCGTCCACAGGCCGTATGGGATCACCATTTCGCTGTCTTTTTCGCTGATCACGCCATAATCCATTGATTCACGAAATCGGCGGAAGATCGTCTTACGGTGAATGTCCATGTACGCGAATTCCACCACTGGCTTCCCGTTGTAAGTTCCTTGCATCGGGCCAAGTGGAATTGCGGAATAGTTCAGGATGAACCACGGAAGTGGAAAACGTTTCGCCGCGCAGTAGTCCTTCGGCGTCAGCCCTTGCCATCCTTCGGTGGTGGAAGGCCGTGGCTTTTTCTTCTTCGCATCACGCAGTTCGTACAGGAGCGCGGCCAGCTTCTTCGGATCACACGATCCAACACACAAGAATTCATCCGCTTTGTATAGCGCGAGTTTGCCGCCACAAAGTGGGCACGTCCATTCCTTGGCCGAACCACCGGGCCACGGCTGGCAGAATTTCTTTAGATCATCGTGCGTAAGTCTATCGGTAGTTTTTGTTGGCAT